CAGCAATCGAAGTCAGAAAAATTGCAATGTTGGTGTAAGCCGTTGCCGTGCCCGTAACTTCTGGTTCAAAATAGGTAACTTTATAGTTTCTATTTGCTACGGCTGTAAAAGTTACTGAAAGTTGTTCTTCCATTGCTGTGATGGTTGCATCGGTTGCAGTTGCTTTTGATACTGCCATGATGCCACGCGGAAAATTATTCTGCTGGGCTGCGGTGAGGATGGCCCCACTGACAAAGTCCACGTTATTTGTGATTGCCATGTTGTTGTTTCCTTTCTAGAAACTTAAAAGGTTTGTGGTTGTAAGCGTTCCAAATATTGAATCGTTGAGGGTAAAATATTGATTTCCATCTGTGCTCTCAAACGTAAAAGCAACGACATGGGAACCAGGCGTAATGTTATGGGACACGCCAGACACAATCAATGTCTGGGTTTCGGTGCTTGGTGTTCCAGTCACAAAATTTTTAACGACTGTGCAAATGCTGGTGAGGTCAAGGCCCAGCACAATGTTTTGGTTTGAAGCTGACAGTGCAGCCATTTGCGTGGATAGCCCTGTGAACCTAAGCACTGGGTCTTTGTATTTACCTAGCAAATAGTTTCCTAGGCCAGCGACTTCGGTAGTGGTGCTGTTTAACAGGTCAAGCAGCTGGTAAGTCTGTGATTGGTACAAGGCAATGCTGGTTGCGTTTGTTGTGTTTTGCACGCTTCCCGCGGGTGACTGTGTTGAAATGTTGTTATAGAGGAGTTCGTCACCATATTGGTTTATGAGGGTTTGATATGGCAAACCTGTGCCAGTGGTGTTGAAGGTGGCCCCTGTTACTGGGTTTAGAACGCTTGAGCGGCCCTTAAATGTCAGGGTGCCACTGGCAGACATAAACAAATAGCCCTGCTCGCTGGTGTTGATTTGCTGTAAGTAGTTCAGCACGTTTGTGTCTTGCGCAATGGCGTACGCGCCCAGGGTGGAGGAGCCAGTGTCTATGGCCCTAGCGCCTTGGTAGTTCACTTCTGAATAGCTGAGGACAGTGTTAATTCTGGTTCCGCTTGCCTGGGCTGAAGGTGTTACGGCTGTTAGTTGTTGGTTTGCTAAAACAGTGAACTGGTCTGAACATGAGGCATACATCATGTCTTCATTACTTATGTCATAGTCCAGGTTCCAATCGGTAACAAGGCCCGTATAGATGGGTACGCCGTTAGCCAAAATTTGCACTGGGCAACGTGGAAGCACAAACGGGTAGTAAGGGCTGGCTGTATTACTTGGGTTGAGTATTTGGCTGGAGTTGTCAAAAGCAATCGTGGCGGTGCCAGCGTTGAATTGGTCTAATTGTCGTGAACGCCCGCGGGTTATGTTCACAGATTCAACAATGCTGGTGAGGTCTACCATTGTGACACCACCCAGCGTTCCCCTTCCAGCGGTGTTCAGAACGCCGTAGAAGGCATCATTCAACAGGAATGGGGTACCAAAGCCTGTGGTGCTTTGGAAGCCCACCATGACCTGCATAATTGGAGTGCTCATGCGGCCTGGAAAACGGTTCCGCTACGCCTCTGGGCGCGCTGGATGGCCTCAATTATTAACTGGCCCATTTGGTCTGGGGTACTTACGAGGCCAGCCTGAACTGTCACGTTCACGCCGCCACCAATGCCTGCACCAGCGTTTGGCCCACTGAGGGGTATTACAGCCTCGGGGCCGCGTTCGCCAATCATTGCCAAAGTAGGACTGGTGACAATTCCACCCGCTGCAAGCATTGGAATGTTAGGCACGTCAAAACCTTTACCACCTAAACCTGGCACCCATGAGGGAACGCTAAACGACAACTTGCCAATAGTGTTGTTCCACAAAGTAGCTATGCCGTTAAAAATTGCTTTGTAGACACCCATCACAAAACTTAGGTAAGTGGTTATGGCATCCATACCACCCTTGATTCCTGTTTTAATTGCGCTAAATACGGCATCTACAATGTCGCGGAAGGCATCAAATTTCTTGTAGGCAATGACTAGGCCCACGACTAAAGCAGCAATAGCAACAGCCAAAAGCACTACTGGGTTTAAAGCCATGACAGCATTAAAAGCGGTTTGAACGGCTGTAAAGGCCGTAGTTGCGGCAGCCCAGGCTGTCATCGCTGCATTGGTTATGACAATGGCAGCTGCAATGCCTCCAATGACGCCTGCAATAATTAGGAACACGGTTGAGTTTTCTGAAGCCCATTGGCCCATGGCCTGAAGGAAAGGCAACACGGCCTCAATGGCTGGGAGTAGTGCAGCACCAATTGATTCCTTTGTTTCAGCCAGTGCAACACCTAGGCGTTTGAATTGGCCCTCTGCTGTGCCCGCGGCGTCAGCAGCTGCACCACCAAATTTTTTAGCCACGTCATCGGAATAGTCGCCAGTGGTTGCCATGAGGTCATTAACAATTTGGGACTGGCTGGCAAACTTTTCATTTGCTGCCGTAAGTTTTTTGGTGGCTTCCTCACCAGACAGCATCCCCTCAGCAATTTGGTACTTAACCAAAGCAAGGGCCGCTTCATCCTTAGCAAGTTTTTTCTGTTCCTTTTGAAGGTCAATAGATGCTTGAATTCCCTCAGACATTGGAATGCCCAATTTCTTCAGCGCCGCATACTGTCCCATTTCGGCCTTAGCCAGAGCCTGAGTAACTGCCTCAAGTGGCTTGCCAGTTGCTGCTGCAACATCTTGGGCAATTGCCAGCAGTTTGTTTGAACGCTCTACGTCATTAGTTGCCAAAACGAGTTTGGAAAATGCTGGCCTTAACTGGTCATCAGCCACGCCCGTAGCCAAAGACATTTTAGTTATCATGGCCTCGGTTGATTTAATTTGCGCGTCAGTAGCGTGGGCTGAATTTCTAAGGTTGCCAGCCAGGACTACCTGGGCAGCAGCATCTTCAGCAGCGCCCTTAGCAGCATCACCCAAAGCAACAGCCAAACCTGCTAATGCAAGGCCAGCAGGCACAGCTGCTTTTTTGATTGCAAACTGGGCCTTCTGCCCATTGGTTTCCAATTGCTTGAATTGGGTTATGGCTTTTTGAATGCCTGTGCCGTCAAATTCGCTAATGATGGGAATATTTACAGCCATTAGTTCATGCCCTTATTTACTGTGGAGATTACGCGCAACACTAGCGCCCTTAGCTCTTCCTGAATGGCTGGAAGTGATTGGTCAGCAGCGGGCCACAAAACGCGACTGGTACGCGCTGCAAGGTTTTCAGATAGCAACGTGGCTCTTCCGCGCCCAGCTGTTTCTAACACGACAGCGCCAGGGTCTGACTGGGTTACATAAATGACGTTTGCATCATTACGCCTAGTGGAAAATTTAACTTTTAGACCTTTGACAGCTTTTGCTTTGGTGTATGGAAAAAGTGTTTTGTTGCCTTGTACCCATTTGCGGTTCATTCCAGATAGTGGCGTGTCTGGGTATCGGGAAGCAGCCAAAGAAACCAATGGCTGGGCTATTTGTTTAGCGTCGGCATTGAACTGTTTGCGGAGGTCTTTGTCAATTTTGCCCAGGGCCTTTATGGCTTCCTTAGCGCCCACTATTTCAATAGATGCCGTGGCTGTCACTTGCGCCTCGATTTGTTTATTACATCTATAACAGTGTTCATGTCTTGAATTTCAAATGGTATTTGTGGAGGCCACCACCCCGTTTCAACTAACAACTCAGCTAGTGAACGGGAATAGGTGCCTCGATGGTGGGGTTTGTGGGTTCATCCGTTACCACTTCAATATTCACCAAACGCCTGACGTAATCGTCAAAAATTGCGGGCACTGGAATGTTGTTCACCTTGCAAGCTTCAAAAGCCATAAAAGCTAAATCTTCCAGGCCTACACCAGTGGCAAGGTTTGAAGCCTTTTGTTTGAACTTTCGCTCCCAAGCAATAATGACATAGAGGTTAGTTGTGACTTCGTAGGTGGTTTGGTCTGTTGTGACTTTGAGCGTGAGTTGCATTTTGGTTTTCTTTGTTTATGGTGCGGTAATGTCGCGTACCCAGGTGCCGCCAGTAAATGAAGCTTCAACTGTTGCCAGTTCGCCCACTGTGGAGTTAATTGGGGTGAAGTTTGCAAGCATACAGTTAGTCAAAACATACTCAGGGTTTGTTGCTGACTCGGTTGCACCTGAAGGCGAAATGGTTAGAACTGTTGTGCCTGTTCCTACGCATGAAGCCAAAATTGCCTCAACCTCGGTAGCGCCATAACTAAGGAAAAAAGTGATTGACACGTCTACGGTTTGAAGGCCACCAGTGAAGCGGTGCCCAGTGTCACCAAAGGCGGTGCTTTCAAGGCTGTCCTGCCCAATGGTAATCATGCAAGAGTTAGCTTGGTCTGACAAGTCCGTGGTGGTTGCACCCTGGGTAATTCCGATAGTTGCGTTGGATAGGAATGTTGTTGTTGCCATTGGTGGCTCCTTTTTGTTAGTTGCGCCGTACTGCTACGGCAACGGTCATGTCATAGCAGGGAAGCATCTGCTCGCCGTATGTGGCAAGTGATGGCCTTCCATCCACTATGGCTATTGGTGAGTTCATAATTGTGTCTACTGTGGTCATAAGGTAATCGCCTGAATCTTGATTTCCAGGTGGCCCAGCAAGCACGCGAATAACGAGGCGAATGTCGCCCACGTTGTAGGTGAAGGCGTCAAGTGTTGGAAGTTCAATCATGACGGACAGCGGGCGCGCATTGCGGGGGTCTGTCACAGGTTTTAAGCCCAGCGTTGTTAGCGCCGCCTTGGTGGCGTTCACTGCTTCGTAAAGGATGCCTGTTGCAGCCATTAGGCAACCTGGGGCCTTCCACAACCAAGCAGCTGCATAATTTGACCTAGGGACATTGTGGGGGTGCCCATACCCATGGAATCAAAACTTGAATAGCCATCTACGGCCCCACGGCTTCTATATTGCATTGCTGCATACATAATGGTGCCCAATTTCGTTGCACCATCTGGCGCGGAACTTAACGAATCTGTATAGCCAGCCTCGCGCCGTTTCCGAAATGCCCAACTGTTTGCAGCTGAAACACAGACAGCAATAAAGGCAGTGTCGTTTGCTGTTGCTACTTCAATGCCGAGCCAACTTGTGACATCGGCGCTAGTTATCCAACTGCAACTAGGGCTGAAAGATACAGTTCCCGTGGCAACGCTTCGTGCAAGGTCATCGCCTGCACTGACGTAAATAAATTGGTTTTCCATAATGACGTCATAGTCAAAGAGCAAATCGCCCTCTTCTGAAACGCCGATAAATTCGTAAGGCTCGGTAGAAATAACAGTGAAGGTGCCATTGAAGTTATGGGCCGCGCCTGCTACTACTACCGAATCTTGCGATTGAATGTCTGTGTCTACAAAAGTCTGCAAGATGGCATAGTCCTCTAGCCGCGTATGAAATGCGAGGTTAAAGGTGGCCATGGTCTTGCAGTCTTTCTAGTTCGCCTAAATCAGACGAAAGCAGCCTTAACAAACTTGGTGGGGTCAATCATCAAAGTTGCAAGGTAACCACGGAACGCAATTGTGCGGGACATGGTTGAAGGTACATCAATGCTGAGGGCACCCTTTTGCTGTTCAAAGATTTCGTAGCCTGAAGGGTCGCCAACAATGACAGTGCTTGCAGCAAAGTTTCTATCAACAATTACGCGAAGCCCAAAAGCCATCATGTCTGTTGAGTTTGCGTTTGAACCACCAAAGGCGTTCATTGGGCCAACATTCGGGAACAGTGGGCGGTCTGCCGTGTCCGAAAGTGACGAAAGTGAAGCCCACACGTTTGGTGCGAGGAACAAATGCGTTGGAAGATTGCCGTTGCTTGACGACAGAATCGTTGAAGCTGCACCATAAATCCATTCAACCCAATAAGCAGGGTCAGCACCTGAAGCGCTTGCAAAGTTACGAGTAACACTTGCGCCAGTGGCAAGGTTGTCTGCTGCCACGTTGTCCGTTTCATTTGCATAAATGCGGGCCATGTCATCAAGTACCAAACCGATAATTTCGGGCTGACTCCAATCAATTGATTGTTCGGAGAGGGTCACATATCCACCGTAGGTGGCTTTTGTAACTTGATTGTCAGTGATGACAAAAGTTCCCTGGGTAAGGGCCGAGTTTTCTGAAGCCTGGTTACCAATTGAAGTGTGCGTAGTTACTTCAGGGCGAATGAACACCTTGCCACCTTGTGGCATTGCTTTTGCACCAATGGCATCAATAACTGGGCGGCGACCAATGAAGTTGTTATAAACAGGCTGAACGATTGGCAATGGAAGCACACCTGGAATGTCAGAAGTGACAACGTTAGGTGCAGCAGCGCGTAGGCCTTCGCTCATTTCGCGCCACTTGTCTCCGCCAACAAATGCGGCTGAAATGTATTCGGCTGCTGTTGGAAGAATAAACTCGCGCTTTGCGGTTGCATAAATTGGGGTAGTTGGAATGATTGAAGCCTCGACCTCAACCACTGGGTTTTCTTGTGTTGCCACTTCTGGTTCCTCCTCGGAATCTGTTGGGGTGGGTTCGGTTGCATCGTCAGGTTCGGATGCAGCGATTTCTGTTATTAGGGCCTCTTTAAATGCAGGCTGGGCTACCAGACTGATTTCTATGAGGTCAGCTTTTGACACGACCATTACACCGTTTTTGTCATACTTAAATTTTGTGGGGACAGCACCAACGCTCACCGAGTCGTACGCGCCTGCTTTTACAAGTTCAATGGCGTCAGCTGCTGCACCCGTTTTTGCAAAGGTGGCTGTGAAGCCTAAACCTTCGGGCATATCTGCAAGAGAGGAAACAATGCCGCGTAACGCGCCCATGTCATGGTTTTCCAAAAGTTTTGGGGCCTTAGCGTTCAGGTCAAAAGCGCCTCGAGAAAATGAAACTTTTGTTCCATCGCTCACAGTTGCGGATGCTGGTGCCCAGGGCACTGCAATGCCCGTAATTGTTTTGGGGGAATCTTCACCTGCTGAGGCATCTAAAGTAATTGGGACATTAACGAAATGAATCATGTTGGGCTTTCTACTGGTAGGTCTACGACTGGTTCCACTATTACGTCTTGGTACATTTCTTCAGCAAGGTAGCCCTCCACGTCAAATTCAACGAATCTATTTCTTGGTAAAACGTTTGAAGCTGAAAGGGTTTGCTGGATGCATTCAATAAATGGTTTAGCGCCGTAAAGGTAAAGCTGGCGGTTTGAGTCCTGCACGTTTGTGTATGTCAGGCCTGAACCTTCCTGGGGTGCAGACACGAGGTATGCAGGAATATTTGACACGCGGGCAATTTCTAGCGATTGGTATTTGCGCTGTTCGCCTACAACTTCAGCGGGTGAAACGCTAAATTCTTTAAACTCGATGTAGTCGTTCAAAGCGCCAATTGCGTTTTGTCGGCGCATTGCTGACCATGCAGCTGCAATTTCGCTGAGGCTGTCGCTGTCTAGCGTTTCGCCGCCTTTTTGCTGTAAATATCCTGGGACAGTTTCAAGCGTTGCGTAACGGTCAGCGGCTTGGTCTAGATGGGTTGCAATTGACAACGCTCGAGCGCCTTGGTACAGAAGGCCCTGAATTGGTGAAAGGAATTGAATGACATCGTTGCTGTCGCCAATTTCAACGCCGTT